GTTAGTGGAAATTTCTTAGAACTATCTGGTGGTACGATGACTGGCAACACGCTTCATGGCGATAATGTTGCAAGTTATTGGGGGTCTGGGAACGATCTAAGAATACAGCACTCAGGAGGTTCAGGTAGTATTTATAATATCACAGGTGATCTTAATATTATAAATGATGCTGCAGATAAAGACATTATCTTTAAATCAGACGATGGTTCTGGCGGTATAACACCTTACTTAACTTTAGATGGGAGTAGTACTGGGCTAACCGTTTCTGCCCCACAAGGAATGGTATTCTTTGATAATATCAAAGCTAAGTTTGGTAATAATGACGATCTCCAAATCTACCATGATGGGGCAAACTCAGCGATATCAAACGTTACTGGCGCTCTTTATATTGAGAATACAGCGGATGATAGTGATATTATATTTAGATCAGACAATGGCTCTGGTGGATTAGCTGCTTACTTCCAATTAGATGGTAGTCAAGCACAGTTAAAAGCTCACAAGAATATGGTGTTCTTTGATGATGTCAAAGCCAAGTTTGGTACTAGCGGTGATCTAGAAATCTTCCATGATGGTTCTCATAGCTATATATCAGACGCAGGTACTGGTGATTTAAGAATTCAAGGATCTAACAATATTGTTTTTTATAGCTATCAGACTTCTGAAGTCATGGCTTCAATGATTAATAATGGGGGTGTAGAACTTTACTATGATAACGCCAAGAAGTTTGAAACAACAAGTGGCGGTGTTGACATCACTGGTCACCTTTCAGCTACAACAAAATCATTCTTAGTAGATAACCCCAAAACTGGCGGGAAGCTCCAGTACGGTGTGGTTGAGAGTGATGAGCATGGTGTATATGTTCGGGGCAAGTCAGATCAAGACGAGATCGAGCTTCCAGAAGAATGGGAATGGTTAGTTGACGAAGATAGCGTAACGGTTAATCTTACATCAATTGGCCAAATGCAACATTTGTTTATTATAGAACAAAGCAATAAAAAAGTAAAAGTTGGAGGAAGGGCAACGAATGGCCAATACAACTATGTAATTTACGGAACACGTAAAGACGTTGATCCTCTTGAAATTAATATATAAAAATATGTTTGAAAATAGAAATTATTTAATATTCAATATGTCAGAAGTTGACACTGTTGATTTTAGCGCAGTATTAGAAAGCTCACCTGACACATTACGTTTATCAGTTAATAAAGAAAAAACATTTGTAAAATGGGAGGGAGAATCTCCATCTTTTGTTTCTGATTTGACAGATACTGAAGGACCATATTCTCATACTGATATACTTGAGGTTCTGTCTGAAAAAGAATGGGCATCGATTGATAAAATTGAAGAAGAGCTTTCTAAGGTTCCCAGTGATAAAGCTGCTTTAGAGCCAGCTGAAATTACAGAAGATGTGCTTGTGGTTCTCAACGATAAAGTAGAGGAATCTGTTGATGAAAATACAGAATAGATTATGGCTTTAGCTCATTCACCAAAAATAGTTACTGATGGTTTAGTTCTCTGCTTAGATGCGGCGGATTTAAAATCAAACTCAGGTAGTGGCGGTTCAACTTTAAACAATAGAGCTTTAACTAACACAACCGCATCTATTGTAAATGGTACATCTTCTAGCAAAATAGTTAGTTTAGATGGCACCAATGATTATATTAATGTTATTAATTCAGAAACTAATGCAACGCTATCTCCTGCTGTAGCTACATTTTCAATTTGGTGTAGACCTGTCCATTGGTCAGGGACAAATGATTATGGAAGTTCTTTAATTTCGAGAGGGAATTATAATACAGCAGGTGGATTTTTCATACATTTAAAAAAATCAGGCAATCCTAATTACCCAGTAGCTCAAGCAACCTTCTCTCACTCTACAACAACAAATTATACTTACAACACTGCTCCATATGCTACTTTGAATGGCTGGGGGAATTGGGTCAATGTTACTGTATCAGTTGATGATAATATAAAGGTGTATGTTGACGCTGTTCTGCAATCAACTACATCAAGAAGCGTATCTGCAATTATATATGGTACAGGTAATATAGGATCTGGAGGAGATACTAATTTAAGATTTTGCACTACTCTTTCTTATGCCCCTACTCTTGATCAGGGGACAGGTGGTTACTGGAGACCATATACAGGTGATTTTAGTAGTGGTCATATGTATAACAGAGCCCTAACAGCCTCTGAAGTCTTACAAAACTACAACGCTTTAAAAAGTAGATTCGGATTATAATTATGGCTACATCATATTCACCAAAAATAATAACAGATGATTTATCTTTTATGTACGATACTAATGATGGTAAATCGTACAAAGGAGAGCCTACAATTAATTATATACATGGCGAAAACGCTGTAGCAAAGGATAGCTACAGCACTTATTCTGCAACATCGTCGGGTACTTATAATACTAAACATCCTAATGCAATTATAGTACATAATGCTGCAGGAACACAACTTAATGGATACTATAACAGTGGTGTAGCTGATGCTACAAACACGTACCACGCTCATTGGCAGCACGATCCAATTTTAAAGAAGCCTGTTGTTGTGATGAACGATTTAGTGGGTAGTCAATGGAAAGCAAAATGGTTTGGTACAGGATTAGGTTCTTGGAATTCACAGAGTAAATCCCATGGCGATACTTATACAATCTCATGGCTACAATGGGTGGATCATCTTTCTAAAAACGCTAAAGCGGGATTATATACAAAGAATACATCAGGTTCAAATGGGTTTCATGATGGTCAAGCTAATAGCGCATCTTCTTACAATACGGTATTACGCACTTGGCAAAGAGTATATCAAACCTATACAACTAATAGTGTAAGAGACTTAAGTCAGACATTAGCCTCAATATATATGTATGGTCACTATAACGTAAGAGCAACAGTTAAAGTCGCTGATGTACAGTTTACATGGGGAAGTCATCCTGCTCAATTTTCTGCAACATATGAAAGAACAGCCACACAAGGATTAATAGACCGCACTGGTAATAGAACAATTGATCTATCAAACGTATCTTTTGACAGTAATGCAGACATAACTTTTGACGGTACGGACGATTATATTTCTATTCCTACTTATACTTTTGGTAACGGAAGTTGGACTTTAAATATGTGGGTTAACGTATCAGCCTTCGCGAATTACAATTTAATGTCAAATTCAAGTGGTGGGCCAGTGAGTAATGTTTTTGGAGCGCATGGCAGCAATCCTAAAATATTTTATATGAACTATGATGGCGCTTGGAAAGATCATTATGGTAATACTACTTTATCAACAAATAATTGGTATATGTTAACTTGGGTAAATTACGCTGGAGCTTCAGCTTCACAGGGCACAATGAAAATGTATGTAAATGGTGTTGCTGATTCTAGTGTATTTAATTCATATACAACAAACGGTGGTCCTTGTAATGTAATAGGTAAGCGATGGGGCGGGACACCTTTTAATGGAAAAATATCAGGGGTAAGTATTAATACTAAATCATTAAGTGATGCAGAAGTTCGACAAAACTATAACGCAACGAAAGGAAGATTCTTATAATGGGCGCGCATGCTAATCCAGATATTATTGATGATAGTTTAGTATTTATGTATGATACTGATGATGTTAAATCATATAAGGGAGAGCCTACTACTAATCTAATAACAAACTCAGGAACCTCTAATACTGGTTGGGCAGGTCACGGTTGGACTGGTAGTCAGGCGATAAGTAATGACTATCCTAATACTTATGAGTTTACTGCTACTAATGGTTGGCACAACAGGACTTTTGATACAGGAGTCACTTCTGGAGGGACAATTTACGTAAGTTTCCAATACAAACTAAAGCAACAACAAACAACCCAAAATCAGATCTTTGTGTTAAATGGAACTCACCTTGGTAGTTATACAAATTATATAGGGAATGGATCAATGTCCTTTGAATGGAAAACATTTAGTGGTAGTTTTACAGCTAATACAAACAGTAGTAAAATAGCTATAGGACCAAGAGGTCAAGATAGTAGCGGTTTAACAGATATCGTATACATAAGAAACCTTCAGGTAGAACAAAAACCTCACGCCACGCAATTCGTAAACGGAACAAGATCAGCTACCCAAGGACTAATAGATCGAACTGGCACAGCAACAATTAATATATCAAGCGCATCATTTGACAGTAATGCACAAATGACTTTTGATGGTACGAATGATCATGTTAGTTTAGGAAATCCAACAGCTTTCAGAGATTTGACAGCAGGTACAATTGAAACAGTATACTATAGAGATGCTTCTTCAAGCACATACCAAATGATTTTTACAGATGCGGGTTCAGACCTAGAGATAAACTATTCAGCTAATGTACTTCAATTTTACATTGGTAATTCTGGATTAAGCTACACTCATGCGGTGACCGATCAATGGTTTAATGTCGTAGGTACTTGGGGTGCTAACTTTAAAAAACTTTATATTAATGGAGTTGAAGTAGCGTCAGGAGGTAATACGGGAACCGATACTGGAAGTAGAGATAGGTATCTAGGAGGCAGAGGTGCGAATTTCCCGTTCAATGGCAAAATACCTATAGCGAAAATCTACAATAGAACCTTAACAGACAAAGAGATCATGCAAAACTATAACGCAACTAAAGGTAGATTTCAGTAAATCTATTGATAAATAATTTTATAAATAAGAATAATGGCTAATATATTAACACACCCAACAAACGGAGCAATTTATTTTGATGACGGTACCGCGGGTAGTTCGTCTGTTCCGGCTTTAACAGGTGATGCTGTAAGCTTGAATTACGATGGATCCGCAGGTTTAAACGTTGCTAGCTATAACACTACTTCAACAGATCGATTTACCGTCGATGGTGATAGCGGAAGATTGTTTAGTGTTAATGATAGTTTAACTGGTACAATATTTAGTGTTAATGATGCAGCAGGATTGCCCATTATAGAGGTGGAAAGTACATCAACTACTGACACTATCACAATGGGAACGTACGCTTCCAATGCTTTAGTTGTTGCAGGTAATCGTGTTGGTATTGGCACAGCTTCTCCAGGTTCTTCATATAAATTAGATGTTACTGGAGATGTTAATGTTAATGGTGATATTGTCCTTGGTGGTAAATTAGATTTCACTGGAAATATTACAGCAGCAACTAGTGACACTGATGTTTTTGTAGTTATTGATGCAGGTGAATTAAAAACTAGAACTGGTACACAGGTTGCCTCTGACATTGGACTAGGGAACGTGACTAACCAAAGTAAGAGTACGATGTTTACTAGTCCTACGTTTACAGGCAACGTTGGTATAGGAACAACTAGTCCATCTACTATTCTTGATGTGTCAGGCACTGGCGCTGGTGCTGCTGGAATAAATTTATCTCAAGGTGAAGCTTCTACCATATCAAATCGGCTATTCTTTTCTAATGGTACAGCAAATCAAGGGATCTCTATGTATAATCTTAGTGGTAAACTTGTTTTCGGAACAGGCGCAACAGCTGGGAGTTCATCTGGTGATGCAAGAATGTACCTCACCAATACTGGTAACTTAGGAATAGGAACAGCGAGTCCAAGCTCGTTATTACATTTAGAAGCTGCTGTAAGTCCAACTCTACAAATAAAAGATACGACAAACAATGTAACCTTTAAAGCTTACGCTCAAGATAGTAATTCACACTTAGCTAACACTAGCAACCATGATTTATTCATAGATACTAATAATGCATCACGCATTACAGTAAAAGCGGATGGTAAAGTCGGCATAAACACTGGTGGCTCTACTCTGCATAACTCATTCACTGTTCAGGGAAATGCTAATATTAGTAATGGGAGCGGCGCTTTCTTAACGTTTAATAACGGTGATGCTAGCATAACGGCTCATTACAATAGTAGTGGCACTAATGGTAGAGATTTATCCTTTAAAACTTGGAAATCAGGTGACGGCAATACCGAAAAAATGCGTATCGACAAACACGGTAACGTTGGTATAGGAACAACTAGCCCATCTTCTAGATTACATATTAAGGCGGGAAGTAGTGATTACGATGGCGCGCTTCTTTTAGAAGATAATTCTGATGGTAAGGCTTCTTTGCTAACGCAAGAGGCTGGGAAGCTTTTTATCGGGTATGCGGCAAGTGCTGCTAGCCCAAATTCGGCTTCAACAATAATGGTGCTAGAAAATGCAGGTAACGTTGGTATAGGAACAACAAGTCCAACAGCAAAAATAACATTAGCAGATCATACAACAGCCGCTGGAGGTATAAAATTTAGAACAGCCGCAAGTTCAGTGAGCTTATGGAGTTCTGGATCTGGTAACTTAAATACCGATAAAAGCTTTAATGTGGGAAGTAGACTTAGGGTAGTGGGTGGCAATGCGGCTGCAGATCCTGATATTGGTTTTAGCGGGGCTTCCTCTGGAACTGGTTTTTCTAGAGCAAGTAATGATATAACCTTTATTACATCTGCCACTGAAAGAATGCGTATTAATTCTTCTGGCAAGGTTCTAGTAAATGGCGCTCATGATAACGGAGGCAAGGCAGACTTTGCTGTAGATGGCGGGACTCAAATATCTCTTTATGATGGTCAAGTCCAAATGGGTGGGGCCGACATGAACTGGAACTCTAAGTTTGTTTATGATGGACAGACTAATATCGCAGCTTGGGACAATAATATAAAAATCTTTATCCAAGGATCTAATACAGGTTCTGCTTCTGCTAGAGATATTTACTTCTGCCCACAAACGAGCGGGACTGGAGCGGCCACCGAAAGGATGCGGATCACTGGTGCTGGTAACGTTGGTATAGGAACATCGAGTCCAAGTGCTAAGTTAGATGTTTCTGTTACATCTGGCGCTGCTTGGATGAGCTTAATAAATGGTAGTGAAACTGCATTTAGGCTAACTACTTATAACAACGGCACAAGTAACGGGAGTAACGCTTACGCTTTTAAACATGGATTATATTATAATACCACAGAGAACGCTGCTGTAACATTCTACAGAGGAGGTGGTTCTACAGGAGGGTTTTTAACTTTCACTACAAATTCTGGTAGTGAAAGAATGCGGATTACTTCTGCGGGCAACGTTGGTATAGGAACAACGAGTCCAGCGCAAAAACTCCATGTAGACGGAAATGTTGACATAGACAATGGAGGCATTCTACTCCAACAAGGTTACGGGACTAATTTTGGTGTTAGTGGGTATGATATTCTAATGCCATCTACAACTAGACTAGGCATTAAGACGGCAGGAGCCGAGAGGATGTCTATACTAAACAATGGTTACGTTGGAATAGGGGTAACGACTCCAAGTCGTCAATTAGTGGTTGCTAATTCGATGGGTCTTTCAGGAACCCACACTTATATATTCGGTGGAGATAATGAGATATTGGCTGGACAAGATTCTAGTGGTTATTATTATGCAACTGGTAATGGAGCGAATGTTAACAAACCAGTTTTTATTGGAGACAATAACAGTTACATACGGTTTAATTCTGGCGACTCTGAAAGAATGCGTATTACTTCTTCTGGTAGAGTTGGCATAGGAGCATCTAGTCCAACCGCGATGCTTGAGGTTACAGGTAATATAGACGATAACTGGGCGGGAAGATTTGAAAATACAAATTCTGGCGGCTATGGTGTTTTAGCAAAAATAGCTGGTACAAGTGCTAATGAAAGAATATTTGAGGCAAGAGTCGGAACTAGTACTAAAATGCTTATTGATGGCACAGGTAATACTACATTTTCTGGTAAGGTGGATTTTCAAGGAGATGCTGCAATTGAAGGGGGTAGTGGTTATGGGGTATTTAAAGGTTATAGTGGCAACGACAATCACTTTATCGCGATTAGGGGAATAGTTGCTAATTCTAGTACCTTATCAATAACTGGAGGCCATCAGACAACTTTTGTAGAACATGCCGATCAAAACAGCGAAGGTTGGTATTTCAAGAGTAAGACTTCAGGTAGTTATAGAGAGATAGCTCGAATAGATGGTCTTGGAGATATGTATCTTGAAGGAAATCAGAGGGTCTTCGCAGACAACTACCATCCAAATGCAGATACGCTTACGACTGCTAGGACAATTGCTGGAACGAGTTTCAATGGTTCATCTAACATTGATATTAGTTATAACAACCTAACTAATAAACCTACGATTCCTACCAACAACAACCAGCTTAGTAATGGTGCTGGTTATGTTACCACGAATACAACTTACTCTGCTGGAGCTGGTTTATTTTTATCGGGAACTACATTTACTCACAATGATACATCATCACAGTCTTCTGTAAACAATAGTAGTGGAACGGTAATTCAAGATGTTACTCTTGATACTTATGGTCATATCACTTCGCTCGGCAGCACTGATTTAGATAGTCGTTACTATACTGAGACTGAAGTCGCTAATCACTTCAAGACGTTAGCGGTGCAAGGTAACTTCATGAACACATATTCGTGGTCAGGAGATACTGTTGGAAGTACAGACAGTGGTTGGGGTCATTTAGGAACTATACCATTTAGTGGTAATAGCAGCTACAGTCAAAATGGAACTAATGCGGAAAACACTAGAGCCGTAGAAACTTTACCAAGTGGGGCGAAAGGTGTGGTGTGGCAAACACCATCTAATGATGCAGAAAGTGGGGCAGATGGAGGTTGGAACTGCAATATTAATGGAGTTGATTCTTCTAAAGCCTACAGGTCAGTTATTTACTTCAGAAAGACTGACGATTCAAATAATGGACAATTCTATCATGGTTGTGCTGGTGGCCACACTTTAAATATTAGTGGCAGTGCTAATACTAATCCATACTTTCAGTCTCCAGCAATTTCAACTTTCGTCCAAGATAGATGGTATGTATCTATAGGATACATCCAGCCATATCAGTCATCAGGAGCTGTTACTGGTGGGCAGTCAGGAGTTTACGACTGCACAACAGGCAAATTAGTGTCGGGTGGTTCCGACTTTATGATGAAGAGTGGTTCTACTACTCAGACACATAGAACTTACTTGTACTACAGCAGCGATCCCGCTACCTCTGTCGAGTTTTACGCGCCAAGGTTTGAGGAATTAAATGGTAACGAACCTTCAAAACAAGAGCTTATAAACAAAGGTTTAGATGGATTAGACGCTATGTCTTTCCATAGTAAGTATGACCCAGAAGCTTTGACCCAGTTAACTGAGTCGAGTGATGCTAACGATGATAAGTTCTTACTTTGGGATGAGTCTGCTACTGAGTGGAAATACATGAGGTTGGATGACCTACAAGATAGTATTGATAATAATACCACATACTCTGCTGGTACGGGTATTAGTTTAAGCGGAACTACATTTTCTCTTACGGATACATATCTACCACTATCTGGTGGCACTATGTCAGGAGCCATAAACACCAATGGCCATAATATTTCAGTAAATGGCGCGACTGGTTTATCCACGACAGGGGCTGAAACTAGATTCACTACTGCTTACGGGTATATTGAGTTAGGCCCGAAGAATACGACTTGGGCGCACATTTATTCAAGCGGACCCAATTTCTATTTTAACAAACAGCTTTATGTTCTTGGCAACGCTGTTTGGCATGCAGCTAACGATGGTTCTGGTTCTGGTTTAGATGCTGATTTGCTTGATGGATTAGATTTACACACAGGTAGAAACAACGAAGCAAACAAGGTTGTTAGAACGCAGGGGAATGGTTACCTAAATACTGGTTGGATCAACACAACTTCTGGTGATATTGGTAGTGCGATACCTTCTCGTATTTACACGAATGATAATGGCTCTGGTGATGCTTATGTAAGGTATGCTGATCTGTCAAGTTTCCGTTCTTTAATGAACGTCTCTGCTAAAGCAACCTATCAAGGTAGGGAGCAAAGCGCCTCCGATACCAACTATTGGGTAGGAACAATGGGTTGGGGTTCAACTGATTTTGAGACTATTTGGCACTATGGATCAGGTCATATTGAGAGCTGGAGCAACCCAACAAATGCACCATCAACAGAAACATCTCATTGGACGGGGCATCAATCGATGCACTACACTAATGGCAGCACCCAAGCTTACGGACATCAATTCATAGTTGGAGCAGGTAATCCTGCTTGGTGCTACCTAAGAGGGAGGTGGGGAACCACATCTACTAGTTGGGCTAAAATGTGGAACTCAGCTAACGATGGATCTGGTTCTGGATTAGATGCAGATAAACTTGATGCTCAAGAGGGATCTTATTATTTAAATTATAACAACTTAACTAATAAACCTACAATTCCTTCTGCCTACTCGTTACCTGCTGCATCTTCTTCGACAAGAGGCGGAGTAAAGATTGGTTACTCAGAGAATGGCAAGAATTACCCTGTCGAAGTTTCTTCCGAAAAAATGTTCGTCAACGTCCCTTGGACAGATACTAACACTGACACTAACACTACTTACTCAGCAGGTAGAGGTTTAGATCTAAGCGGAACTCAATTCCTATTAGAGACCGATCTTAGGGATAGTATTAGCTATATTGGTTTGGATAGTAATGACTATATTCATTGGTCAAACAACTCCTACTGTAGAACAGTAGTCAATGGCTCCGAAAGGCTAAGGGTTAAGACTGACGGTATCGATGTTAGTGGTGTGGTTGCAACTAACGCACTCAGGACTAAGGCTGCAAGCACTAGTTATAGCTTGATCACAAGAGACACTGGGGCAAGTAACTATGTTTTATATGTTCAATCGCCTAATTCAGGTGGTACTCAGAAGATAGTTACGTTTGGTTACGGTAGTGCCACAGCGGGTCAAGCTACTGAAGTGTTTAGGATTGCTAGAGGTAATGTTAATGTTTATAGTGCGAACCTCACAGTTGGTGGAACTATTACAGGAACCTCTAAAAACTTCTCCATACCTCACCCGACGAAAGAAGGGAAAAGATTAGTTCACTCATGTATTGAGGGTCCAGAAGTTGCAGTTTACTTTAGAGGAAGGAGTAAATCAAACAAGATTGAGATGCCTGATTATTGGGGTGGTTTAGTTGACCTTGATTCAATGACGGTAGAACTTACAGCTATAGGTCCAAATCAAGATCTTTATGTCGAAGATATTGCTGATGATGGTGAAGTTACTGTAGGATCGAATACAGAAACGGCTCTTAATTATTTTTATGTAGTTTACGGAGAGCGTAAAGATATAGATAAATTAGAAGTAGAGATTGATGATACTGGAGAATTCGAAGGAGGGGATGGAAACTCAGAAGAATTTGAATAAAATTAAATAGATAAAATTATGCCAATACAAAATGAAAATCAATAAAAAAATGGAATTTTCATAAACAAAGTGTATTATATCATATAAATAAAAATATGGCTATTTCACGTTCATCTTCATTCACAGTCCCAGCGATTTCTCAAAAAACTTTTGATTCCGTCTGGGTTCGTAATATTAATATCCACTGCCCACAGCTGGACGCTGAAGGCAATAATGGTGGTCAAATACATATTGAGTTGGTTCCTTATGATGACACAGAAGGGGCAGAGGCTATTCATTTAAGTTTGGATAATGAAGGGGTTGAGTATTTAAATGTTGATGGTATGCACAACCAAGAGAAAACCTTTTGGAAGTGTGTTAACGATGTTCCTGAAGTAGCTAAAGCTATGGAGGCTATTGTTTCTGCTGTTTCTCCATTAAAGACTTGGATTGAAACTGTCCCTGAAGTTGAGGCGAGAGAGGTTGAAGGAGCTGCCGCTGAAGAGACTTCTGAAGAAGAATCTGAGGAATAAGAATTATATAAATAAATTCTGAACAGCACATGACGTGTGTTATATAATTAAAACACTATTAAAAATTATGAATGAAATTAAACTATCATTACAGGAAAACGAGGTGCAGGCGCTTTTTCATCTTATCGACTTAGCAGTTAAATCACAAGGCCTTAAGGTTGCTGAAGCCGCTACTGTTATTGTCAATAAGCTTCAAGAGCAAGCTAAAGACCAATTGACTCCTGTTGAAGAGGAAGAAGAGACTAAGAAATAACCTATTATAGTTAAGGGGTGTTTCAGAATAAACACTTAATGTTTTGTCAATCGCTATTCTTAAAATAGTATAAATAGACTATATGGCTATACCAAATACAAGACAAAAACTTATCGATTATTGCTTGAGGGCATTAGGCCATCCTGTTATCGAAATCAACGTTGATGATGATCAAATTGAAGATCGCGTTGATGAAGCAATTCAATTTTATCAGGAATTTCATAGCGATGCAGTAGTGCGTAATCTTCTTAAGCATCAAGTGACTCAAACTGATATCGATAATGGGTATATTTCTCTGGCAGCTGGAGCAAATATCTTGTCGATTAATAATGTATTTAATATAAGCAATAGTAATTCTGGAACATCCCTTTTTTCTGTTGACTACCAGTTGCATATGAATGACATATTAGATATGAATGGTTCATTTGGTGGTATTGTTAACTATGAGTTAACTAAACAGTATCTTTCGTTAATCGATCGAAACGTTAATGGTGTTTACGAAATGATCCAATATAGTCGGCATAAAAGCAGAGTAAACTTTCATACAGATACGCTAAAAGATCTTGGAGTAGGAAATTATGTTGTGTTTGATGGATATAGTTCAGTCGATCCAGAAACATTTGTTGGAGTATACAACGACATGTTTCTTAAAAAGTATGCGACTGCTCTTGTTAAACGGCAATGGGGATTAAACCTTATTAAATTTGAAGGTATGGTTTTGCCAGGTGGTGTTACGATGAATGGCCGTGCTATTTACGATGATGCTATTACTGATCTCGAAAAGCTTGAAGAAAAGATTCGTCTTGAACACGAATTACCACCACTAGATTTTATAGGATAAGATGCCAAGGAATGTATATTTTAGTCAAGGAGCAACTTCTGAACAGAGGCTCTATGAAGACATTACTATAGAGGCTCTTAAGATTTATGGTCATGACGTTTTCTATATTCCTAGGAGTATTGTAAACACAGATTCTATATTTAACGAAGATGCGTTGTCTAAATTTGGTGAAGCGTTTCAGATTGAAATGTACGTTGAAAACACTGATGGCTTTGGTGGAGAAGGTGATCTTCTTTCAAAGTTTGGTGTAGAAATAAGGGATAGTGTAAATCTTATTGTATCAGATAGGAGATGGCAACAGTTAGTTTCGCGTTTCCAAGATCCTGTAGAGGTTCGGCCTCAAGAAGGAGATTTGATATTCTTTCCTCTTGTTAATGGTTTATTCGAGATTAATTATGTTGAAGATGAGACTCCTTTTTATCAGCTACAAAACATTCCTACGTTTAAACTTTCTTGTCAGCAGTTTGAGTACAACAACCAAGAGATTGATACTGGAGTTGCAGAGGTAGATAAATTTGAGTTGAATTTCGCAACACGCACACGCTTGAACTTAGGAAGTGGTAGTGGTACATTTGCTGTTGGTGAAGATGCTAAACAAACTGACAGCACAACTACGATTACTGGAGAAGTTGCTGCTGTTGGAACTAACTATATTGATGTTGTTAATCAAAGGGCTAGTGACAATAGCAATAAGGGATTTGTTAAGACTGCAGGAAGCTGGGGAAACGTGACAGGATCAGAAAACTCGCCTAATCCTTCTTATGCAATTACATCAATTGATTCTTTTAGCACAATTGATGACAATGATCCTTACGCGGACAATACAGATTTTGAAACAGAAGGCAATTCATTTATTGATTTTACTAAGAGCAATCCATTTGGAATGCCAAATATAATAACCTAAGATATGTTAAGCGGAACACACTTTTACAATAAAACAGTACGCAAGTCCGTGGCTGTCTTTGGCACTCTGTTTAATAACATTAAAATTTTAAGGCCAGGAGCTACAGAAGAAAAAGTTCCTGTCGCATACGGACCAAGGAAAAAGTTTTTGGCTCGCATTCAATCTGATACATCAGGTTCAACCGCAGAAACAATAGCGATTAAACTCCCGCGAATAAGTTTTGAAATAACTTCGATGGAGTATGATAACGAAAGTAAGTTAAGCCGCTTTAATAAAAAGTTTATTCCTATTGAAGGAGATAAGAATAATGTTAATACACTATATCAAAGTGTTCCTTATATTATAGGAATGCAACTAAATGTATATGCCCTTAATCAAGATGAAGCATTACAAATAGTAGAACAAATTTTACCTACTTTTTCTCCCGAATATACTGTAAGCATAAAAGACCTTGAAGGAGCTAACACAACGACTGATGTTCCTATTATATTGAACTCTCTTTCTCTTAACGATGATTACGAAGGTGATTTTGAAACTAGGAGAACTATCTTATACACTCTTGATTTTAGCATGAAAGTAAAGTTTGCTGGCGGAGTTAATAAACAGGGACTAATAAGAACTGTCGATACATTCTTATTTGATGATGTCAACACTGCTTTAAAAACAACTAATCCGTATGGTGTTAATAATGAAAATATTCGGGTTGCAGTAGCAAACAGTGACAGTGCTCCTTTGGACGACACTGATACTATAACAACCACATTTGGTTTTGATCATGGATCGTGAAGATGAAAATAGTGAAGACGCTGAAGAAAAGCTCGAAATAACGGAAATACCACAAATAGAAGTTTCTAGTTCTCAAATAGTAAACGACACAGAGACTGATATCGAGTATTCTCGAGACAAGATGAAGTCTTTAATCGATCAATCTTGTGAAGCTATAAATCACATGATGGCACTTGCTTCAGATTCAGAGCATCCTAGAGCTTTTGAAGTTTTGTCTACAATGATAAAACATACGAGTGAGATGTCACAAGATCTTGTTAAATTGCAAAAGACACGGAAAGATATTACACAGGAAAAAAGTGGTCCTTCAAGTACAACGACAAACAATTCTATCTTCGTTGGATCAACTACAGAGTTACAAAAATATCTTAAAAAGAATAAAGACAGCGATGAATCTATAGATGTCTGATAGTTTAATAAATGGT